CATCTACTGTTTTACAATTCCATTTATAAGATTGTGCCATAATTTTAATTTTTATTTATTTGTTATTTATTGTTTTAATAATTCTATTTCTGCTTTTAATTCTTGTATTGCTTTTACTAATACTGGTACTATTTTACTATAATCTACAGCTTGCATTTCTTCAGCGTCTTTGTCGCCTGTTACAGCCTGTGGTAAAACGTCTTGTAATTGATGAGCCATAACACCATAAGACCTAGAATCATCTGCTTTCCATTTGTAATCATAAACAGGTATTTTAGAAACTAAATCTAAACCTTTAAAGTCTTGTAAATCTTCTTTTAATCTATAATCTGAAGAAGTGTTATAAGAAGTTGCAGAACCTGATACAGTTATTGTCCCTACAATAGTTCCATCGTTTGCAGCAGCAAAAACAGCACCATCGCTCCCTGTTCTATTATTAAGCTGCACAGTTCCAGTTCCTTGTAATTTTAATCTATAACCAGCATTTGTAGTTGTACCTATAGATAGGTTTCCAGCAGTATCTAGTCGCATTCTTTCTGCATCATTTGTAAATAACTTAATTGTTTTTGCTTCTTGATTATTAATTAAGAAATCACCATCTGAATCTATACCCATAACAACACCATTAGCAGCCGCAGTTCCTGTAGTTCCATTTGTAAAGTGTTGATAAACTGGCGTTAAAGCTGTTGAATCAGATATACTTAATTTATAATTTGGACTCGTAATACCTATTCCCACATTTCCATTATCTAAAACATTTACTGATGCTGAGCTACCAGTAATGATTTCTAGACCACCAACACTAGTATTTCTTTTAATTCTATTAACGCCTAAATTTGAGTCTATAAAATCAAAACTATCACCAGACGGAATAGATATACCACCAGATACGTTTAATTTAGTTGTTGGACTCGAAGTACCTATACCACAATTACCACTTGCATCTAATCGCATAGATTCACTTCCGTTACCAGACAAAAACTGAAGAAAATTACTAGCTGAAACTGTTCCAATACTCATAAAACTATTATTTGAATCATAAGTTATATGCGCGCCTGTAAGGTCTGCGGGTGTTCCAAAAGTTATACTTTGTTTACTTAGCGAGCCAGCACCAGTACCAACCAATAATATTCCTCCTGGTACATCAGATTCAATTACTAAAGTATCAGAAGTTGTAGGGGCAGTATAAGAAGCAGCCGTACCATCTAAAATATGCATTTTAGCTTTTGGAGTCGTAATACCTACGCCCACAAAACCATTTGCTTGCATTGTCATTACAGTAACTTCAGGTAAAGCGGTATTACTACCTGGCGCTTCTTTTAATTTAAAATCTAGTCTTGACCTTGGAGCTGAGCCAGTTGGAAAATATCTACCTAATGCTAAACTTGCCGCCCCTGACCAAACAGTAGCAGAACCATATCTATATAAAGTGAATATATCTTCAACACTTACTGGGTCGCCATCTTCTGGCATTTCACTACCTTCTACATAAAGTTTAGTTTCTGTAACTCCAGGAGTATGATTAATTAAAGCATTTCCTAAACTTGAAATACGCATCCTTTCATTAGCACCATTTGTTTGAAATATTAAAGATTTAGATGCATATGAACGAATAACAGGATTTGCAGAGCCATCAAAAGACAAAGCTCCAACCGCTGACGTATCACCCCATTGTAAAGCTACACTACTATTACCAAAAGCATTAATAGTACCAGCAACTTCCAGTTTAACACCAGGATTCGAAGTACCTATACCCAAATTACCAGCCGAAGTTAGCCTCATTTTTTCTCCAACGTTCTTCCAGACAAAATGTCCACTACCAGTTTGAGTTTCAAATCCCATAGCTTGAAAAGAAATAAGTTCTGTACCTCTAATTCCACTAACAGGAATACCAGTTTTAAATTGACCAGCCAAAGTTCTATTTGAGCTGCTGTCAGCCCTGTATAATTCAACACTTCCTTCTTTGTCAGTAGCTGAAGTACTAGCTCCAACTTGTAAAACAACCGAAGAATCATTATTTGAGCTTACATTAGCTCCTGTGCTTGTAGTTTCAAACTTTTTAATATTAGTGTTATATAATTCTACTGCTCCATCTTTGTAAAAATGAGCCATAGGACTTGCTAAACTACCATCAGAAATAATGCTTATACCTACTCCATTTGAATCTAAAAATAAATTACCAGTTCCTACATCTCTAACATAACTATTTGCAGCATCGTGATAAATTTGTAAATCACTGCTTGTTCCGTACAAAGACCTAACATTGTCATTGTGGGTAGTATTGCCTACCATTGTGCCACCAGCTAAAGGTAGATATGGACCTCCTGTTGTATCTAAGAAGTTTGCTGGTGTTATTTGTACATTCTCTGCTCCATTATACCCTACAATATGACTTACGCCACTAGTGTCAGTTTTTAGTACAAATTCGCTAAATTTTTTATTTGCCATTGTTTTTTATTTTTATTGAAATTCCGTTATTAAAAATTCGTTATTGCTTTCAGTTAATAAGAAGTCCCCGTTTTCTGCTATAATCTCAAATTGTGGCGAAGGCGTACAATCGACAAAAGGCTTATATACGATTCCCCAACCGATATTATTACAAGCTCCAATACCCCAATAGGTTTTATAGTATATTTCTGCTGGACTCATTATTTATTTTTTTTATTCATTAAATACCATTTATTAACTGTATATCCAATACTTACCAATAACAGTATTACCTTTAAAATTGTGTCTATGTCTGTGAAACTGATAGCTAAGCTACTAGTATTCAAGGCGTATATTTTTATATCTTGCATTGACATTAACTTAGTCTAATTTTAACAGTCCCCGCAGTATGGTATAAACCACCTACAGCAACCCCACCAGCCCCAGCTAACGTATCGTTTGCAAAATTCAAACTAACCAATTCACTAGGATTTGAGACGTAATCTATTACAGATGCGCTTGTTGGAATACTAGTATCGTTATTGTTATTAGTTATTCCGTCCGCTTCGTCTACAAATTTTGTAACGTTCACTAAGTTTTTACCGTCTTTTATCGCAGTATTAAACGTAATAGTTCCCGCAGCGACTAAGTCACCAGCATTATTAATTGTAAGGCCTGAGCTATTGCCACCGCCATCAGTTAATAAAACAGGCGTAGCCGACAAAATAGCATTATCACTTGTCTTTAATATAGACAGGTAAGTTGCGCTTATTAGTGTATTGGTTAAATTTGCCATTTATTTCTTTTTATTTTCTTTATATTTTACGTCCTTAGTGTAAACATATTTTAATAATTTACTAACGTTTTTTAATTTAATAGTATATTCTTTTTTATCCATATTATAAAACCCAGCCTGTAAATGTAGCACTCATATCTGGGTACATTTGATTATTTTGATTTTCCCAATACTTTGGAAACTTACTAGCAGCATTAAACGACATATAATCTATAAATCGTCTAGTATAAAACTCTGCAAAGTTCCTATGTTTTTGTACTAAAAAGTCTACTTCGTTAGTTGTAGGACTTGTCCCGTTTTCTGCGGTGTGCTTAAATAAGCCACCATTTCTAAGCTCGACTGAGCTAAACGGTAGATAATCGACCATACTAAAATGAATTAACATTGGCTGAATGTAATCGTTTAATAAAAGTGTTTGGTCCGCTGTTAACGTATCGGCTGTTATGGCCGCTGAAATCTGGTCGTATAATGCGGAACCTAAATAATTTTGAATGTGCATCTGTTGACTTATACGAATAAACTGTATAAACTTGTCCGTATCGACATCACCATTTATTATAGTGTTTCTAACTAAGTCTGTTCTATTTATAAATAACGCTGTTGCCATATCTTAACTTCTATATCCTGGTTGTAAAGACCACCAATTATTTGAAGGCTTAGCTATTTGTGCCACCTCTGGTACATTGGTTTCTATTTTAGCCTCATCTCTTAAGCTAGGGTCTAGTGCTTGTATTTTACGTCTGGCTTCCGCTACCGTAATTCTCTCGTTGTTTTTTCTTAAGTACGTTCTACGTTCCCAATAATGTTGACAGTTAACACCGCCTTTATACAACCAAAGATTGTAAGTACTTTGACCTGAAGGTGCTAAAGTAGAATTTGCACTACTCTCTTTATCTAAGTCTTCCATTCTATAAACCTTTTTAGCGGCCCACATATCTCTACAAAATTCTCGCTCAGGATTGTTGCTACCATAGTATCTATAACGCACTTTTATAATACTAGTGTCTTGCTCAGACTTTTTGTTAGGTGTGCTTTTAGGCACAAACGCTAATTGAGTAGCTAAGTCTAAACTATCGTTAATAGCTTTATCATAGTCATTAGCTGGTCTGCTATCAATCAAATCAAAGTCTTCTAAGATACTATCTTCGTCCTCGCCTAGTGAAGCATACTCTTTTAGTATTGCGTCCTTTAAATCGTCTGTTAGATAGGGTCTTTTGTCTTTTTTACTTAAGTCTGTATGGTTTTGACAAGGCATATACCACTTTTTACCGTCTGGCTCTAAATGTTCGTGATAGCCCATACAACCCAACTCATTAGCTTTGTCTTCAGCTTCTTTAATCGTTTCGTAAGCTTCGCTACCATCAATAACTTTAAACTCTTTACGCTCGTCTTCTTTTATTCCTGTTTGCTCTTCAATCTCTTCGCCAGACATAGCATTTTCTAAGTCTACAAAAGATAAAGGTTGTAAGCTCTTAAAGTACAAGTTTAAACTAATATCGTTAAACGCTAGTATTTCGTCAAAGGCCGTTAATAAAAGGTCTTGAAATGGTCTAATAACCGTATTATCAAAAAGCGTTGAGCTAGTAGACAACTCGTCTGCATTGGACCCAAAGCCTGAGCTAGTGTTTTTAATTCCAAATAGTAAAGGGCTTGTCACCCTATGGCCTACTAGAATTTTAGACTGCGACTCTTCACTTAAAAACTGATATTGATTATGAGCGTCACTTAATTGAACAGCGTCTATTGTAGCAGCCTGGTCCTTATCGTCATTAAATGCAATAATTATTTTACCCGCATTTGTAGTGCCTGTATATTTGTTTAGTATTTTTCTCTCTATATCGTTTTGTAAGTCCTCATCTGGAATACCCGAATTAAAATTCATAAGTAATCCAGGAGTCATACCATTTCTAACGTTGTTTATATGAAACGTTCCAATTTCGGCTTCTAAATTTTGGTAATCTAAAGCTCCAACATAGTCAACAGGACTATAATAAAAATAGCCTGGTCTATAAGGTTTTATATAATATATTTCTATCTCTTCGCTACTAAATCCGTATGCTGGTATTCTTTTAGGCTCTTCACCAGGCTTTATGTCGGCCCAGTCTGCCATATAGTAATACGCTTCAATATCGCCATCGTAGTTGCATTTTTCAGCTCTAAGACATTCTACAGGAAAATGGTCTACTTCAGCTATTCTAGTTCTATCTTTAGAATATACAACTTGAAAAGACGCCATACCAAAAAGCTTTAAATCCGTAGCTAGTTTCCTGGTACATTTATCAGTAAATAAACTCTTCATTTGAGCGTATTCGTCAGGCTGTTTATTAGAATTTGTAGCGTCTAAACCTCTACCGTATATCATTTGGCTAATACCCGTAATACAAGCGACCGCTGTTGGGCTAGATTGATAAGAATTGATTAAATAATCAAAATATAAATTGTCGGCCCCGTAGGAAATCCACTCTCTATTTTTTTCTTCTATTATTAAGGGCTGAGAATACTGGCTTAAATTCAGCATTCGTATATTTTTCTTGTATTCTTTTTTCTTGCCTCTGCTCATATTACTATATAATCGTTATTAAATGAATTATCTGTTTTGTAAACGCCTTTGTTTACATTGTAACCCTGGTTGTTTAGCTGTTCTATCGTCTGGTTGGTACAAAATATTCTATCTAAAGTTACTTTAAATGTTTTTTTTGTTAAACTTTCCCAAGTGTCTGGGCTAAAATTCCAATAGTCATTATTAGTATTCCATTTATTATAATCGTTATGCGCTATTATGTCGTAAAAATGACCTTCTACCAACGTAAATACGCCAGTAATCTTTAAATAGTCGTTTTCCTGGACTACAGTAGGCGTATAAGCAATACTCGTATTTGTCGAGTCGTCTCTAAGGCTAAACGTTAAACCAGTATTATATATTCTAGGAATAATAAAAAAGGTTTGCGGGTCTGTAGTAGGTTTTAACACTTGCATATATATATAACGCAATAAAAATAAATTTGCTAATAAAAAAAGCCACTCGTAAAAGTAGCTTAATTTAAGTAAAAATAAAATTTATTATTACGGTACAATTTGAGTTGGTGATGCAAAAGATGCAGAAACCGCCCCTTGTAATACTGATGGAGTTACGAAAAATGCTGGTAGTTTTTCCTGGCCAGCCATAGTAATTGAAAATCCTGTGAGGTCACCAGCGGCAACGCCAGTGGTAATTGACCCACCATTACAATCAGCTCCGTTATCGGCTCCAATTAATAGGTAATTATTATTATAGTCTTCTATTACAGCGTATGGTCTAGCATCAATTACCTTAATTAACTCGTTTTGAGTTAGTAAGTCTAATTTTGTTAATACTAAAGTTAACGTCTGCTCGTAAAAAACCGTTCCATTCTCTCTAGACGCATTTATAGTTTGCTCCAATCCTGAGCTTCCTTTAACGTCATATTCGAAAAATGCTGGTGTACCGCCAAATGCAGTAATTTCACCGTCTGTGATGGTTAAGTCCCCAAGCGTTCCATAATCCGCAAAATAAACGGCTTTGATGCCCCCCATTACGTTTTTGCAAGCTAAGGCTCTACCAGTACTTAATGCTAAACAAGCCATTCTTTATATGTTTTATAAACCTTGACCACCAGGCGATTAAACCTGGCGTCTTAGTTTGATTAATTTAATTTACTATCCTAAAGTTGCTACTAAAGCATCTTGTGGTACTCCGATTTGCGCTCCAGCAAAGAATCTTACGATTACTCTACAATTTTGAGAACCGTCCAAATCTGACATATCTAAAAGTTTTACGACTGACCCGTTCGCTTCGTCAATAATAGACGTGCCAAAGAAAAGATTAGATTTTTCAGCTATTACGGCCTTAGTTGCTGGCATCCCTGGACACATTACCACATTGATTCCGTCAAACGATAATCCGTTTCCGTTTGCGTACCATTGCGTACCTTGTGCATTTGTACCTGAACCACCTACTCCGTTAGCAGCAAATCCGCCTAACGCTCTAACATACGCTTTGTACGCTAGCGTTCCGAGGTAAATATAAAGGTCATCTTTACCATATACTCCCGCTGGCACTGAATCTACCATTTCTCCTAAGGAGCTTATAATAGTTGCAGCCGCCCAAGAAGTAGCTGCTAGAGTTACTTTTACTGAGTTTGCTTCAGCGTCTAGTTTAGGTACTAAACCTTGAAATTGTCCAGTCGTAGTTCCATCACCATTCCAGATATTTTGCTCTGTTTTTTCTGCTACTTTAGCCGCTACGTGAGCTAGCATATAGTCAGCAAAAGAACCTGGTAAATCTACGAATGCAGATGCGCCTTGCTCTAAAGCTAAATAATCCGAAATAAAATCAGCCTTACAAATTTGTAGGTTAACTTGATAATCGCCTACTTCTAAGATTCTTTGTTCTAAGTCGATAGCGTCCGCTGTAAAAGTAAAGTCACAAGACCCGTCTACAACGATATTATCCATATTTAATTTTTTGATTACTTCCTTATACTTAACGTTTGGCTTTACAGTGATTAAACCTTGGTCTAAAGTTACACCCGAAAGCAACGCCGCCGCTACAAATTCATTTGCAAATTGACCTTCATAAGTAGTAGTAAAGTTGTCTAAAGAACCACTAGTTGAGATAGTTCTTAAGTTTACATTTCTATTTTTAATTGCTCTTTTCATTTTTAATTATTATTTATTGTTAAATTTAGATACCTTAGCCATTACTCTGTCTAAAGTTGTATTCATATTTCTGTTTTGAGATAGAGTTTGCATAGGCTTTTTATTGCTTTTTGCCTCTGGGCTATGCTTTAATTTTCTAGATGCTAATTTCTGTGAAGACATTTTTTCTCTTTCGTCTTCCTTTTCGTCAGCGATTCCGTCTTTATAACCTTCTTCTTCAGCTTCAGGAATAGACTCAAACTTACGCTTAAGCTCTTCTATTTCTTCCTTAACCTCTTCAATAATTGGTGCTACAACTTCAACTACAGCTTCAATAACTTTCGCCATTTCGTCTGCAACCTCTTCTGGAGCTTCGATTATAACCTCTTCAGTTTCTAATTCCTCTTCTACCATTTTCTCTCTAATTTCAGATATAACTCCCTCTTCTGTTACGATAAGCATACGACCGTCTTCGATTGTATATTCACCAACAGGTAAGGAAATTCTGTCGTCATCTGAGACAATAAAAACGGACGCATCGTTTTCAAAGCTATCAGCTTCTATTACGGTCCCGTTATCCAAAATAAGTTGCGCTAGGTTTATTTTTGCTCCTAACAACGTCTTAATTTGATTTAACATTTCTGTTGTGTTCATATTTATTTATTTATTGATTATTAATTTATATTTAGGTTATTACTTATTTTTTCTGCTTCTACGAATCTGTTATAATTTTGGTCGTATGTTAAAAACTCATCGTCCATATCAAAAATTAATTCGTCTCCATATCTAAACGACTCTGAAGTATTAGCGTCAATACCTAACTCGTCTGTCAGAGTTTCGTATGTATTCATTTTTTCTTCTAGATTGTCTCTCTCTATCTTTAATTGAGAATACCAATTATTAATATCTTCGTATTTATTAAAATATGATTCAGTTTTAAATTTTAACTCTTCGTATAAATCTAATATCTCATCTGAGTCTGCAATAGCTTCGTTTATTAAAATAACTCTACTGTATATTTCAGCTTTGTCTATAGCGGTTTCTAAGTCGTCTATAGCAGCTAACTCTACTTTAGAATTTTTAAGCTTCATTAGTGAAGTCTTTTTTAAAATAGCAAATACTTTATTATCTTTCATTAACTCCCGTATTTTTCTTTTATATATCCGCAAATCTTTGGCGCATCTTCAGCACCGTATTTCTTAGTCTGCTCAGCAATACACTGGTCAAAAGGATAATTCTCTAAGTCCATCTTTTTATACATTCGCTTAACTATCATTTCGACAGTTTCGTCTTTTCTAAAAAGTTTTCTATTTATTATGTCTAGTGTACTCATTACGTCCAATCTCTAAATTCTTGCTCGTTACGAATATACTGCTCGTCGTTTGCTTTCATATTTTCTAACTCTGCGTAGTGTTCGTCCCATTGGTCGTATACGTCGTTAGCGTCTAAACCTAGCTCGTCGGCTTTTACTTTAATCTCGTCTAAAATACCTAAATCCCTAGATACGTCGTCATATCTTAAAACTGCGCTACCATTATGAGTATACTCGTCATTTAATTGCATCCAAGCTTGACGGTACTCTTCAAATTTTTCGTCGTGCCATTCGTAAGCTAAATAAGATAACAAACCGCTTTGGTCTTGTAAACTCATTAAGTCATATTCTAAATCCTGGACCAAGCCTAAAGCTACTTTTTGATTTTTAAGCTGAGTTGCTGTTAACGGCTTCTTACCAAATAACTTACTGAATACTGCTTTTTTTGTGTTCATATTTATATATTAATATTATTAATGTCTGACCTTAATTGACTAGCAATTTGTAATTGTTCTTCAGCTTTAAAAACATCAGTATCTAAATTTCTATAATTTACAATAGATTCTGGGTCTATACCTAACTCACTTGAAGCATCTTCATAATATTTTCGAGCGTCATTATATAATTCAATAAGTCGGTTTAATTCTGACTCTGAGTTATCAATAATTGATATAAAATCTTTTAATTCATTAATAACGTCTGGTAATTTATTTTTTAATATAAAATCTAACTCACCTCTTTCGTTTTGAAACTCTGTAAAAGCAGAGTCTAATTCAGATTCTCTATAAGCTAAATTAACTTTTTTAGACAATTTAGTTTTATTACTAAACAATTTAGCAAACACCGTATTCTTTGTATTCATATCTATATAACGTATTGATTAATTTATTTGTATTTTTAAACTTCGGGTACCATAAAGTCGTTGCCGTCTTCGGTTAACAACTCGTCTCTGTCTTCTGCTATAATAAAAAATTCGGTTCTTATAATAGTCCCAATTCCTTGCGCCCAGTAGGACCCGTCACAGCATCTACGACTATAAGTATTTTCGTCCTTACAATAACAGGCTCGCTTACCATTTGTAGGAGTTACTTTAGGTAAAGGAATATTTTGGTTTCTATTTGCCATTTTCTAATAAAGCTTTTTTAATTGCTAATAGTTTAAGTCCGTCTTTTATTTCTTGCTTATGCGCTTTTACGTCTGTCTTGTATTTTTCGCCAAACATACCCTCAATACTGAAACCGTTTAAAGTTCCTGACTCTTTTATGTCAGACCAGATTTTATCGTTATGTACTCGGACCGCTCCGACCCAAGTGCCTACAGGTAAGTCTAAATCGTATAAGTTGCTTTTATCCTGGTCTTTAGATTCTATTATCCAAGACTCTACTAAAGTCAACCCTTTGATTTTTTCTATATGCTCGTAGCTAGCATTATTTTGATAGCCTCTTTGCATAAATAATTCACTTGCAAGTCTTACTGTATCTTTATTAAAAAATATATAATAAGGCTCCTGGTCTGGTCCGTCTTTGCGGTATATAGTTTTATTAGGGACTAGTAAAGCTCCTAATAATATTCTTTGGTCTTTATCGACCTCTTTAAATTGAAATTCTTTTTTCTCATCTTTTAGAGCAACCCAATTTTCTTCTATTGCTGGGTGTTCTACTATGCTTATACAGTCAACTCCAGACTCTAAGTCAGTTTCGTCAATTATTAATTCTACTACTTTCATAATTATATAACGTTTTAAATTAATTATTTGTTTTTATCCTAAACTAGCTGAGTCTATTATACTACGTTCTAAAGCTTGTGCTGTGGTTACGTCTTGTGCTACTACATAACTTCTAGACGGAGCAGCTTGTTGGTCTGCAATAGCTGAAGCTAGTTGACTACTACCACCTTGGCCTACTACATTAAAAGAAGGTGAGCTATCTACGCTAGCATTCATTACAGGGCTAGGGCCACCACTACCACCAGGAACCTGAGTACTCATAATTCCCTTAACTTGTTTAAAACCTGTTGCTAATACCGTACCAACCGCAGCGACTCTAGCAAACGTATTTGGTATCGTTTCGTCTTTTAAAGCATCACTAGCACCTTGATAGGTAGAAAACAAAGTAGAGGCTATTGCTAGGGCTTTACCAGCCGCCGTTTCTTTACCTAGTATGTCGCTAAATTGTGCTAAAGACTGTGCGTAGCTTAACACTGAATTTCTTTTAGCTATGTATTCAAGTTCAGTTATTTTTTCGCTAGCTTCAGAGTTGGCTTTTAGTGCTGCATTTTTTTGGTCATCACTCAATAGCTCGTCATCTTCTAATAGTTGTCTTTGCTCAGCTAATAAGTCTCTTTGTGTTTGAAAGTCTTCTAGCTCAGTTTCTTTAGCTAAGGCTAACTCTTCTAGTCTTTTAGTTTGAGCGTCTAACTCTTTTTTCTCGTCTTGCTCGTCAAATATAGCTTGTTGCTCGTCTTCTTTTATTTTTTGAGCGGCTCTTAATTCTAAAACTTTGTCAGACTCAATACCGTAATACTTTTCAGCTAAAGCTATTTGCTCTTTGTAATCGTCTTCTATTTGTTTTAATTTATCGGCTCTCTCTTTTGCTTCAGTATCTATAAGGCCTTTACGGATTCTCTCTATAGCCTCAGCTTTAGCTTTTTCTGCTTCTTCTTCTTCTTTTTTATCTTTTTCTCTATCAGTTTTTTCTTTGGCTTTAACAGTGTTTTCAAAACCAGCCTTCATATTCTTAAGCTTAGTTAAGTTGTTTTTAGCGTCTTCAATAGCTTTGTCAGCGTCTTCGTCTTCGGCACTAAATGCTAAGCTAGCCATTTTGTCAAAAATTTGTGACGTATTGCTTCCTGTTAGTTTATCATAAGCTTTTAATATCCAGCCTATAGGACCAACTACAAATTGAATTAACCCAGACAAATAACCTTGCATACGCATAGCTTGCTCTTTAGCTTCTTGACGTTGTGTTATTTGAGTTTCTAGCTGAGCTTCTAAAGCTTTTATAGTTTCGTTAGTTTGAGCTATTTTAAGCTTTAATATATCTTTGTCAGTTTTACCTTGTTGCTTTAGAATGTTCTCAGTAGCTGAAATCATATCTAAATTTTTCTGAGCGTTTTCTGTAGTTTTAGTTTGATTCTCTAAAATGTTTTTTTGCTCTACCGATACACCTGACATTATAGATTTTATATCGTCCCAGTATGCTATAACAGCTCCTAAAGCTACAACTAGAATACCAATACCAGTTGCTAATATTGCTTTTTTAGTTAAAGACAAACTAGCGTTAAATCCTTTAATTGCTACAGCGGCTCCCTTAATAGACTTAGACATATTTCTAGCTTGAGAAACTGCTCCGCCTGTGACAGAATCAAAAGCTGATACTGCGTCTCTATTTTTATCTAAGCTTTTATTAAAAGCACCTATATCGTTTCCTAGTTCTTTAAATGCGGCTGCGGCTCCTTTGGATTTAACCTCAACCTCAATGCCTATTTTTTCAACCATCTATATTCTTTTTTAAATTGGTTATATGATTCTTTAATACTACCAGCTAGTTTATATTTACCTTGAGCTATTTTAATATTCTCTGTCTCGCCGTTAGCGTTTTCTAACAAGTCAATAATTATTTTTAACATTATAGTAGTATTTGTTTTAAGTTTTCTGTTAATAATTCTAGTTTGCTTTTACCTGTAGCAAAGTCTGTGGTTATAGAGTTTATTAAGTATGTCCTATCGCCTATAATAAATCGGTCATTTAATTGTAAGTCGTTAAGTACTGAGTCTGGTAAATAAGCTTCTACTGATATAATTCTTTTAGCAAAATCAAATATACCCTCCATATAAATCTCGTAATAGTTTTTAAATAAAGTATTTAGATTAACTTGAAAGGTCCACTCGTCAGTTTCAGGAAAAAAGTTTAAACTCTGGCTAGCCGTTGTATTGCCTGTTATAATACTATTAGCTGGTAACCAATAATTAGTTAAAGGTTCTACAGTACTGTCGTTTATCATAAAAGATAACGTTGTACCACCGACTTTACGATAAGCATAAAATTGTAAAGGGTTACCTATATAAGACTCTTCGTTATCGTCTACAGACCAACCCCACTGAATTGTTTTTGTTATTTGACCATTCCCGTCTATTAGCCTTTCATATTTTTGGTGTTCAAATCCAATTTCAACTTTATAAGTATCGCCACTAAATAAACTATTATCATTCCCTCTATAAGTTTCAGTACCCCAATTTTGATTTGTTATTTGTTTATGAAAAGAAGCAAAAAAAGTTTTTAAATCTTTATAGGATAAATTAATTTCGCCATAAGGTAAAGCTGTAGCTATAGTTTCTTTGTCTACGGTTACATATTTTGTTATGTCTATAGACTTATATCCAAGGTCATATTCACTAGTGTTACCAAAATAATATTGGTTATAGTCTTGTACTTCTATAGTAGATATTCCAGACGCTGGGTCAAATGTTACATACGCAATTAAATTAAACATCTTAAACAAATTTGTTAAATAGTCTAGTATTTGCATCTGTGGCATTTGCTGAGTAATTTCAAAATTAAACGCCGCTGTTATAGTAAAAGACCCTGTAGAAAATTGTGAAGACTCTTCTATATCACCGCCAGAATCATTAACATAAGCTCTCTCTAAAGTTAAAGAAACTTGTGTTAAAACTAAAGTTGACTGAGGTGATATAATTAAAGTGAAAGTTCCTGAAGTTACGTTTTGTAAATTATTTGGTATAACTACATTTTGACTACCTATAACATTTAAAGCCGAGCTAACAGCTAAACCATTATAAGATAATTCATAATTATATATAACACTACCTGAACCACCAGCGGGCTGAATTGAACAACTAACAGACCCGTCAAAACTAGTATATTGGCTAGGTATATTAACCGTAATACCTGTCACTGGGTCTACGCTACCAAAAGCCACATCACTAGAAGTAATTGTAGAAAACGGAACCAAAGACGGATATACAGGAGCCTCAAAGTTTGAGTCAGCGACTACACTACCTTTACGTCTACTAAGCCACATATACATATTGTAAAACGGAGCGTTGTTATTTCTAAAAAAGCTTGTAGCACTAGAGCCAAAACTAATTGTAGGATATGTTTTTTCTATAGCCTTTATTATAACTTCGTTTCTTATTGCATATTTTAAGTCTGTAGCTCTAACACCTTTTAAATCGTTAGCTGTATAAGATAAGTTTCCGTCACCAAGTACAACAGTCTGACCAGAGTTGTAATACAGTCTTCTAGTATGTGTTATAAGCGGTGTTATAATAGGGTCTGTATATTGAACCCCGTCTACTGTAACATTGTTATTGTTATTTGTAAATCTAGATTTTATAACCGCACCATCATAAAGCAAGGTAAAATTATTTAACCACTCTAAATTTGATAATTGGTCTTCACCAAATAATTCGGTTAAACCTACCGTATTACCAAAAAATGTAATCTTATAGCTTTTAGGTTTACCAAATTCCATAGCGACAGACTCTAGTTTTATAAAACCATCTTTAAATGGCATTAAGTTTAACTCTAATCTTGCTGGGACTTTTATTCTAGCGTCATAACCTACTATACCGTTATTGTAATAGTGTTTAAATATTTTATTATTAACCGAGCTAGCTGGTATTGTAAAACCTTGAGTAAAGTCTGTAAACAACTTGTCTGGTGCTGTGGAGTTTTTAATTGTCTGAGTCAACGTCACTGTCTCGTCTTTAAAAAAATCTACTCTCTCAAAAGGTTGTATTGCTTGGTCTGCTAGTTCAGCTTCGTTTAAACCGTAAATATTTCTAACGTATAATGATAACTCTTTTCTCATTATTTAAAGTTTTGGTTTTTTGCAATACTAGGTAAGTCTTTAGGTATTTTCTTAAACGGCTTACAGCTACTTAAAATAATAAAACATAAAACTAATATTATTAATCTCATTATCTGACGTTGTTTACAATTTGATTAGATGGTGAAAATTCTAAAGTGTATTCTACTAGCTTATCATTTAAACTAGTCTTCTTAACAAAGCTTTGAGTATTTAAAACGCAAGGTACAACAGGGCTGTTAGAGCCAGCCGACCTTTTAACCCAAATAAACTCCGATAGCATAAGCTCTTGTAAATAAGAATTATAAGACTCATCTACATAGCCCGTAGACATAGTAAAAGATTCTTGCCCTTTAAAGTTAAACGTTTTATTAACGTGGCTAGTTGTAGAATAACTCGGTGTTGCCTGTAGTAAATTAAGTACGTTGGCTTTGTAATTTTCATTAGTAACCGAAGTACTGTCTATTCTTTTCATAAAAAAATATAAATCTTGTAAAACACCGTATTTATTTATAAATGTTACTTTAAAATGTCTGTACTTACATTCTCTTATTCTTTCAACTTCTATTCCTTTACCGCCTAATACGCTTATACTGGTAGCCGAAGAAGAGACATCGTTATTTACTATAGACCCACTTTCAAAAGTAAATATAGTAGTTCTAACATTTAAAGGTAAGTATATTTTTTGACCAGATAATAGTATTGTGTCAGTTGTTATTTCTGCATTAAGCCCCTCAGAAAATTCAGTATATCCGTTTATGCCTGTGTCTGAACCTGTAACTGGTGAACCTATTAATACGCTAGGATTTGCTGAGCTGTATTTTAGAATAGACCAAGATATAGCAACGGTGTCAACAGTATTTGTAACAGCTAAATCTTGATAAGTGTTTGTTATATAGTCTCTACATAATTCAGCAATATCAAAACTACAAAAACCTTGATTGTCATCGTTAGAGTCTATAAACTGATAAGCATTTTTAGTTATAGTATATTGCGGAGTTGTGGCTCCGTCTATGGTTAGGCTTAAAATACAAAACCCTAAGTTATCAATTTCGCCAACGCTTATTATATAGGGGCTTCTAAGTAATATCATATATTAAATTTTTTTCTAGGTCTTCGGCTTGTCGAAAACTGGGTGTAAGCTGCATTTGTTTTTAATGGGTCTAATAGTTCTAATGTTTTAAGTCTTACGTCATCTAAAAAAGCTAGGCCTAGTTTATTGGTTAAAGTACTGTCATAAGATGCCTGAGCTTTTGTAAAGAAATAAGTCGGTGATAGTCCAGCTAGATAAATACTTCTAGTCATTAAATAGACTAAAGATTTTCTAGGTAGAAACCTACCATCTTTGCCTCTTATGTCTGGAATGCCTTTAGTTATTGTCCACTTGTCTATAGCACCTCTAAGGCCACCACTAGGACCATTACCACTACCAAATCTAAACGGGCTATAAGGAGCTTTTTGTATTCCATACCATTTAGAACCTGGAGTTGAATTACCTTTTTTATCTGTGCCTGGTGCGGATAAATCATTTGGGTTAGCACCTTGTACACCTTGGTCTAAAAAATTACCATACTCTAAAGCTACAAACTCTAATACGCCACCCCAGTCAAACGTATCGTTAATTCTATAGTCTAGACTTTCAGATAGGTCACCACCTTTGTTATCTTTTAAATTAGCTTTAGCTTGGCTTATTACGTTTAGTGCGTATGTCTCCAGCTCTCTAACAACCTCATCGCTTAACATATATAAATATCGTTTTTAAATGTTAAATCAAATGTACAATTCCAACCCGCTAATTGGTTTTCAAATCTTTGGTAGAATGGCTCGCAGTTTAAACCGCCATTAGCCTGGTAGCCTTCTAGCCTTAAGTCACCACCTTTAAACCTACTAAATAATCTATTACCAATAGCTAGCATTGTATTTAAAATAAACTGTTCATTAGTAATGCCGTAAAATATATCTGTTTTAGTCTCTTTAGATATGTCTACTATATCCATAAGAATAACACTTACGTTAAATGTTATAGTCTGGCCAGAGGCGTCTACTGTAGCGTTGTTTGGGACTAGGTGCGCTAAAGGAAAAATAGTTTGTTTCGATAAATCAATTTGAGCCAAGTCCCCATATGTACAAGTGTTAATATTAGGGTCTTCTAATAAATATAATCTTAATGTATCTAGCATTGTAAAGAATGCCGTTGCTCCCTGGTTATCGCTCATTGTTTTTAAATTTGTTTTTTAAATTCTTTGTCTCTGCCTTGTCAAGCTCAATCTTGTATTGTAGCATAGTTAAGCAATAATGTAAGTTAGTTTTACTAACCTCTTCTATTTTAGTAACGTCACCACCCGCTAATTTATATAGGCTATTATACCAGCCGTACCTTACTCTAAAATCCTCTTCGACTCCAAAAGCGGTTTGTTCGTCTTGATTATTTCTAGCGAAGAGTTCAGAGTAACTTCTAATAATTCCGTCTCTAAAGCGTAAAAAAAAACCAGACAACTAACGGCCACACTGGTAGGCATATTTTTTAATATCTCGGCGTAGTGTTCACCGTCATAATCTTTTAAAGTATATTTATCTTTATACTCTTCTTTTATAGGCCTGTATAATACAGCCATTGCTTTATGCATATTGTCCCAGTCACCTAGATTATTCTCAGCGTCTATATACTCGCCAAAGCTTAAGTCGCTTAGCTGAGGTACAAATCCAAATTTCTGGCCACCTAAAGTAAACTTAGTTATTAAGCTAGGTTTAGTTACTAGTATTTTATTTAGCTTATCTACTACCTTAGTAACGTCAGACATCTTAAATGTTAAGCCTTCTTTTTGAGTAAGACCACAAAATATTTTAAGCATCTTTAAGCTTGCCTCTTCGTCTGTCATATCTTCAACATTCTCAAAAGTTTTAAGAAACTCCTGGTATTGATACAACGGAATAGATTGTAAGTCAGTAGGTACTAATAATTCTATTTTTTTCATATTCTTATATATATAACGTAAATTTAATTTATTTGAGTGACAAAAAAAAACCTACATTTCTGTAGGCTAGTTTCTTATTTATACTCGATAAGAGTAAAGTTTGCGTGGAACCCCTCTCGTCCTAAAGGATATATTTTATAAAGCTCGTCTAGCTCTTTGCTGGTCCATACCCTGGCGTCTATTACTGTAGTCGATGAGGTTAAATTTATATGTCTGTCTATAACTATAGAGTTTATATACTTATCGGTTAAGAGTTGCATAACTAACCACTTGTCGTTTTTCTTTTTTTTATCTGCCATCTTATTTGCTTAATTGATTAATAATGCTATCGTATGTTTTCTTTGCGTCCTCTTGGCTTTCGCTGTTAAGCATTGAAGCTATAAGAACGGATATAATTTGCTTACGCTCGTATTCAGGTAAGTCTATTATTTTTTGCAATAGCAATTTAGTATTTTTTTCCATAACATTAATTTAAATTATAGAGATTTTGATTTGTCTTTGAGTAGGTACTCTCATTATATACCTTATTACTATTTCTAGGATAGTTCCTTTATTGCCTCGTTAGGTTTTGCTTTGACCTTTGCTTGCGCTACCATTCCGTATATATTGGGAATTTGACTTTAACAATTACTTAGTTCCGAGAATAGGATTTGAACCTATGCTTATCTATTTTAGCGTTGTGAATTAAAAAAAGAATTTGTTATTATTTATAGTTGCTAAATAAATTGTGCTGCCTATTACACTATCTCGTTATTAATGTTTCTTTTTAGAGGCGCAGTTATAGTTAGCACTTACTTTATGTTTCATTAACAATTACAATATACAATATATAAGCGATATACACAAGCTATGTTAATAAAACTTTTAGATTATCTTATTGCATACCTGGCAACTCTAGGTCTAGTCAGCTTCTTAATAATTGCGTAACGGCTTGAATCGATTGAATGGTCGTTCTTTTGTATTGGTACATTTAATAACGTACCGTTCTTGTCCTCTTGCCACTTATAGTTTTTAAACTCCTTTAAAGTATTTATACTCTTGCTGGTTATATGTAGCTTATATCTTTTTAGTAAATCTATTCCTATGTTAATTGAGTCTCGGCCTTTAGATGCTGATTTAACATTCCAGCCAAACCTATGAAGTTCGTCTACGGATTTTGGTTCGCTACTATCTGCAAATATCTCTGTCTGTCTTGTAAAGCCTAACTCTATAAATTTATTATGTATGTCTCTGTTTGTCATTCCATACTGATAAAATTGCTCGTCTATATATAGATTGTCTTCTAGTACATAAACAAAAACTAAAACCGAAGGGTCGTTTACAAAGCCCCAATCTAAACCGCCTGAGATAAACTCTGCTTCTTTAGGTATCTGGTCCACTTCTAAATATGTAAATATAGTTGCTTTATTTCTACCTACCTGGCCAAGTCCATACACCCGCCAATAGTCCTGGTCTGTATATTGTAAACGTTCAATTTCTTTTACTATCTCTTTGCTTAGAAACCTATTGTCCTTATAAGTTGTTATACAGAAAAACGCATCGTCTCTAGTCTTAACCTTTGAGTATATCCAAGAGTACTCGTCACTAGGGTTATAGTCTAGTATAAGTTGCTCTTCGGTTCTAAATAGTATTTGGTTATAGGATTCGTAGCTGGCCTCGTTAGCTTCGTTTAAAAAGGCTATATTTCTTTTACGTCCTTTAAGTCTGCTAGACTGGTCTATTGATACAAACTCAAATAGGTTACCGTTTAGTTTATATTCGCTATTGGATTTGTTGTGGTCTACGTCTAGGTATAAGTCGAACCTCTCTAGTATATCAAAGAAGTCTCTCATTACTGTAGCTCTTAACGCTGGATAAGTAGCTCTAAAGATTGTTATTGTTTTTCCTGTCTGAGTCATTCCATAGCCAAAGATTAGCCACATAAGAATATTGTAAGTCTTGCCAGACCTAGTCCCACCCTGGAATATCTTTATCTTAGAATCGGTTTGTTTTAAATAGTCGTAGACTATATTAGTTTGTACTTTCATTTGCTGGTCCTAAAACTTCTATCTCAAATTTTCTAGCTTCAGGCATTACAAGTTCAGTTCGTTCCTGGTACCCTCGGCTCTTAGCTCTAGTCTTTAAAAAGAATATTATACTAGCCGTATCGTTTGCTTTAATTCTATCATATAGTTTGGACTCTACAAAATCTATAGCACTTTCAGAAATGGCCTCGACCTCATCTTTATACTCCTCATCGTTTTTAAGCCATTGGTAGTGTGTCTGTCTACTTATGTTAACAGTTCTACAGCTATGCGAAACGATACCCAGGTTAAACTCCAGGGCTTCTAGCATCTTTTTTTTAGTGTCAGTATTGTCAGTCATTATATATATAACGTACTTTTTGTTAATTTGCTACTCTTGTAAAACATTTTTTAGAAACTCTCTTGTAGACTCTAATTGCTTTTTGCTTTTTATCTTACATACATCTACTATAAGATTATTGATTTGTCTAGGTGAAACCTCTTGTACTTTAATGGCGTCTATTATATCGACATACTCAGGGTTTTTAAATGCTATCTCTTTAAAGCTTTTTATACTATGTAGTATTGTAGTGTGATGAGACTTTTTACCTTTGCTTAAGTAGTAGTCTCTTATTCTAAATAACGTCTGTCCAAATTCGACTTTTATTAGATAATTAAATAAAGCTCTAGCCTCTACATATTTTTGTCTTCTAGACTTATCAAATATATCTAGTTTAGTATTATGTATAACTAAGTCTGCTACCCGTTTCATTTGCTTATTAGTAAACGGTATTTGAAATACGTTATTTAACTTTGTCATCAATTTGTTTTTTTAGTTCCGCTACGTTTCTGTTGTACTCCATTAGTATTAAATATATTTTGGATATAGTTTTTTCTAGCTGGCCAATCCTTTGGACCTGAGTTAGTTTCTTTGCTTTCATTGTTTTTTATATTCTTGCTTTTTATTAAGTTTATGTAAGCCTAATCTTTTATTTAACGTTCTACTATAATTAGTAAATACATAATCTAAATTAAAACTTTTTAATAATGATTTGCTTATCTGTCCTCTAACTAAGTGTTCGACTGTTCTATATGATTTTACTTCTTTAACCATACTATTCTTTAAAGTGTTTATATATTACATAAATCGATAAGCCTAAACAAAACGTTATTACTATTGAATGTATTAAATTCATAATGTGCCTTGTATTGTATAATCGTTTATATCAAAGTCTTCTCTTATGTAGGTCTCGTATAAGTCTATTCCTTTTTTTAATTCTTTACGTCCGTACTCGTAAAACTCTTCGCTAACATTCCAGATGCCTATATCTAGATTAGCCTTGTCAATACAAAGAAACGTAAAATCCTTATAATCACAATTAAACGCCTCGCAGTATATAGCGACTTGTAAATGATACTTATATCTAAATGCTGACTTGTTAAAGTTTTGTACGTCTACTGTAGTCTTAAGGTCTACTATGCCACCTTTGTTTTTAAGTACGTCTGCCTTAGCTCGAAACGGTTTACCAAATATATCTACAATACCACACACCTCAGTTTTGCTATCACCTAATAACTCGACAGCTCTAGGGTTTTTATAAAAGGCGTCTATAAGCCTATTGTTTTCGGTTTGCTCTTTAGCGGTATATACTTCGCCGTACTCTTCTTTAGCCTCTTTAAACTTTTTAGTGTTTTTACTTTGTACGTCTATAAATTTTAAGTCTGCATACTTTTCGGGTTCTAAGATTGCTAGGTGAAATAAATGACCAGCGGTTAAAGCTGGACTATTAGATTTCTGGCCGTACTTAGTTACATAGTAATAAGTCTTTGGACTGTCTAGCATAAGCTTTAGACTAGAGCTACTTAAAGCTAGTTTATTTAACTCACCGTAGTAAAACTCATCGTCTACCATTTTTTCTAGTAACTCTTTTTTATCGTAGTAATTACCGTCTAATAACTTAATCTTACCTTTCATATACTTTATGTCCTTTAGAGTTAGTAGTTTTCATTTTGGCTTTTAAGATTGCCTGGTGTTCGTCTTCGGCTTGTACTAATATATAACAATTATCGTAACCATCTTCGGTAAGTTTCCAGTATTCTATTTCGTACTCATTCATAAACATTTGGTTAGTATTAAAGTTAGCACTATTCCTATAAAAGCGAAAGCAAAGGATTTTAGATTATTCTCGTAGTTTTTTTGTCTCATATTGTAAGTTTTTAAGTTTTGTCTCTGCGGCTATAGTAGCGTCTCTAAACCTATTAAGTTGTACGTTATAACCTCTTTGTCTTTGTTGCATACTCATCACATATAAACTGATTGTAGATAAAGACTTAATAGCTGAGTCGATTTCAGCTCTAGCCTTGTCAGTTAGTTTTTTGTTTTGTGATTTTTTATGCCAGGATTCTAATATACTAGATAGTAATTGAAACTCGTTATAGAAATTAAACTCTTCTATGTCTAGTACGTTGCTTTTTATGTCGTTAAGTATATCCATTATATTTGTCCGCCATGCGGACCTAATGGAATAGTTATAAATTTTTCACCAAAACGCCAATTAAAAGGGTCTTCTAAAACTAAGCCAGCTTTATCAGATTTTAACCAGGCTACTTTGCCTTTGTGAATTCTATTTGAATAATAAACATTTAATGTTTGTCCTAATTTAAGTTTACCTGTCATATTGTATGTTGTTTGTTTTTACACAATATACGACAAAATGTTAATAACTAAAGCATCTTATTAAGATTTTTTTCTATTGGCAAAATATTCTGTCCAGGGACCTGGCTCTGGGTCTTTGGTGTTTACTGAGACTATAGAAGCTTTAGACTCTGGTAAATAGTAAACTTCTTTAGATTCTTTATCACCACCCCAATAAGTAGTTTTACCAGCTAAGACAATTTCTAAAGGCGGAAGCGTCATATTATTTAACCAAAACAAATAGTTACCTTTTGAGTCTGCTACAAAATATAGCTTAACTACGTCATTAGGCAAATTCATAAGCGCATCGTATTTCTTTTTTTCTATTAGCTTATTTTCATAATACTTATTTCTAAACTTCATTTCAATAACCGCTGGGTAACCTTTAGGGGTTAGGCCCTTAGCGTCATATCTACTAGTACCGCCTATATGTTTTAACTGCCAACCGTCTAGATTTAATATTTTTACTACGGCCTTTTCCCACTTAGTAGTTTTTTCTATATCCATTATGACTCTAGATATAAAGTATTAATCTCGTTTACCCAACTTTGAATTTGCTTAGGATTACAGGTACAAGGCAATACAAATTTATGCTTAAAATAATGTGAATGTAAAACCGAAATCTCGTTTAGCTCTTCTTTAGTTATAGTAGACTTTTTTGCGTCTCTAAATTTAGTCCAGTACTTATAATCTTTTTTATTTAATTTCATCTTTTTCAGTTCTAAATATTCTTATATCGTTTAACACTTTTTTTCTGCGCTCGCAACCGCAAGATTTATACCCTAGTATATCTATTACTATTTTTTCTACTAACCACTTAATGCCAGTCTTTTTAAAAATCGTCTCTAATATGTCGCCTAAATTCATAGTCTTCTTTTATTTGTTTTTTTATATTTTTTATGGTATTTCTTAAACTCCAATAAGTAATATTTGTATTCCTGGACAATACGCTTACTTTGGTTTTATCTAAAAAGACTTCTTTAAATATACGTCTCATATAATAGACTTTCATTTTGTCCTGGCTAAAGTTGTCTAGTAGGTTAGCGTCTTCTAGCATTTGTAAGTAGTTGTCGTTTTCGTACCAGTCGTTTATAACTTTGTGTTTTAAGTATTCGTCACTGTCGTTAAACTCCTGGTTATACCATTCTTTATATTCTAAGTCTTCGGATAGGTCCTCTCTAGTATCTAAGCTAACAAACTTTATGTTTTTTTCTCTACGCTTTAAGTCGAAGACCAGGTTTCTAATAGTCACATATATAAAGTAATAGTTAACCTCATCGTTATTATACATAATCGACTGGTCCTTATTTTCTTCTAAATGTAATTTGATTTTAAAATATAATTCCGATACTATGTCTTTAGCTGTCTCAGGATTGACGCCTAGTGATTCGGTAATCTGCAACCAATTATTGTGTTTTTTATATAAGAGTTCTAAAATGTCCACCCTTACAAGCTACAAAAATTATGCTATTCTAAAACGGGGCGTTGGCTCTTTTAAGAATTTTAACTATGCTTTCGTTGTTAATAGAATAACCTACGTTGTTAATAAGCGCTCGCATCTTTACTGGCGCATCTAAACTTGTACATCGTCCGCCTGTCTCTATTGACTTAATCTTTTTTATATGTAGAAATGAATACATAAACTCTGTAGGGTGTTGTATAAATCTGTGAACTACAGCAAAGGAATCACATCTATTAACAAACTTACCACCACCCTCTATAGAGCTTGACTCGCAGACCATCGGATAGCCTTGGTATTCGTGGGGTGCCTTATAGACTCTTCTAAGGGCTTCGGTGTTAGCGTGGGCGCATAACCATAAAGAAACTTTATTACGCTGGCAAAACATTCTAAACTGGCTTAAGACCTCGTAGTCGTATTCGTGCATACCTAAAGCCTTAGACGTTTCTCTATCTTTAGCTAAACTATTATACGGGTCTATTAAGAAACCGTTATACTTAAATCCTACCTTAGCCTTTTCAGCTACGTCTATTAATTCTTTGTATGTATAAAGTCTCTCGTTAGATATAAATTTAAAATGCTTTTTTATAAAATCTATGCCTTTGTTAAAGTCGTTTGGTATAATTCTATTTATAGGCTCTTCTACTAAATACTCTAGTAGTTTTCTAATTAATTCGTAAGGCTCATTCTCTGAGCTGTATATAAGCCATTTGGAGTTATGTCTGACACTATAGCAAAGCATCATAAATAATACTAGTGACGTTTTACCAACGTTGGCGTGGCCTAGAAATAAGTTGAGGTCTGAAGGTTTTAAAACGAAATGTGTATCTAACTCTGGTACGCCTAGCTTAAGGCCTGTTTTAATCTCACCAGTCCTAATTTTGTGTATGGTTTCTATTTGCTTATTGAAGTCGACAAACATATCGTAAAGTTTTAAGATTAGTAATATAGTAAAAAAAAAGGATAGCTATTAACTATCCTAAAATAAAAAAGGGAGTGGATTTAACCCAAATTATTTATATAACCACCCCCCTAATTATTAAAAAGGTAGGCCGTCTCTATCTGGCATTTGCTCTTTATGTGTTACTATTTTCTCATTACTAACCTCTACTTTACGACTAAAGTTAGTATATAATTTATTCGGGTCCTTTTTAGCTTTATTAATTGAGATACTTAAAAAGCCGTTGTTTTTATTTATGTGTTCTTTATACTTCGCTACAAAGTCTTCAAACTCTGTTAATTTAATATGCAAGTCTAAATAGACAAAATCTCTCTCGTTGTGTTTAGGTATTACGCAATTAACAAAGTCGTTTACAAATTCGTATTTCTTTTCCATATTATTGTTTTATCCAGTTATACATTGTTTCAGCGTCTAATAAGACTTGTACTACGTCAGTACCTTTACCAGCGTTTAATTCAGACGAGGCCTTTACACAAGTCTGTCTAATAATTAAATCGTTTTTGTCAAAATATACTGGCTTTGTATTAGCCTCTTCAACTACCTCTTCTTTGTATTGGTCTTGTGGTATTCTAGCGTTTTTGTATTCCTGGTTTGTAACCTCATAAGCTATAGTTTCACCAATATTAAATTTGAAATTACCTTTAGCAAAAAACGTATATTGTGCGCCGTCTGCAAATGTAACTTTGTATTTTGTTAATCCGTTCCAAAGACCATTAGGGTCAATGTGTTTAATCTTGCCTGTTTTCATAAAGTAAGTGTTTTTAGTTATTAAATGGTTTATAATGTAATTTTGCTGAGTTGTAAGTAGGATTTTTAATTTCGTACTCTACGTCTTCGCCAATAGCTTTTTTAAATAGACCTCTAGATAAAAAGTTAAATTCGCCAATTTCTTTGTCTTCGTTTTCTATAGAGACTTTAAATTTGTTAAACTCGGTCCATTTGCCGTCTGGCACAATAGCAGTGATTTTGCCTTTGTAAATTTGATTCATAAATAAATGTTTGATTATTAATATTCTTTTAACTCAAGATTGTAAACTACGTCAAGCTTAGATTCAACCTCTTCTAGTTTGTTAATTAACTCTAGGTTAGTCTTTTTTAAATCGTTGTTTTCTTTTTGTAAAGCTTCGACTGAGTATCTAAGCATTCGGTTAAGGTCTTCGCAGTAAGTCATATCGTTATCGTTTTTCCAAATATATAAAAATATTGTTAATAAATCACAATAATTGTTAAAACTTTTTTTATATAAAACAACAAAAGGGGCTAAGTATAAAACTAAAACCCCTAGAGTTTACGATATGAAAACAGGTTAACCGCTCTCAAATATACTATAATTTATTAACTAAATCTGTATAATGGTCTATTAATTCTATTAATTCAAAGTCAGCTTGTTTTATAGTTTCTCTAGACTTTTGTAAAAGCTCGTCTGCTATATCGTAACCAAACTCTTTATTAAGATTCATAGCGAATATATAGTTTTGGCCGTAACGCATACAATTACAAGCGTAACACTGCGGACGACAGTTTTCAGGCGACCAACGTAGTATTCTAGAGGCTCTAGAGATAAAGTGTCCGTTTTGCATTCCCTTGCCTTTCCAGTATGCTTTTTTCTCGCAAGTGTAACATTTTACTATTCCATTCTTATCGGCGTGACTACGTCTAACGTATTCGCTAAAGATTGTATCTAGCTTTTTTATAAGTGACTTACGGGTTGGTTTTCTCATTTTTTATCTCTGGCCTTGTATAAAGAATTGCCTAAAGATTCGTCTATAGTTTTTATAGCTCGATATATAAATCTACTTTGTTTTTTAACTAAGTCCTTTTCCTTTTGTAAAGAGTCTTTACCTAGGTTAGTATAATTTATACAATCTAACTCTAGCATAGCATCTATTTTTTTTCTATCCGACCAGGTTTTATAACCTACAATTTTAAGCACTTGAAATTCTAAATCCATAAAATATATATTTTTATTTTGTAAGTTAATAAAATTTATGTATTTTTTACTATTATAGACTAGTTATAATAACTAGACTTAGATATATACTAGAATACTATATACATCTACTAATAGACTAGATATATTAACTAGACTACTATAAAGGGCTTATAAGCGTTTTTAAGACACTTAAACTACTTTTTGGTACTAGCGTACTCTCTAGCTATCTTCTCGCCTGTACGGCCTATTACATAGCCTCCTATGCCTATTTGCAGTAGATTCCAAAACTCGTCTTCTAATACAGGAATTCTTAAATCAAATAGCGGACCTATAAATTTACAGTAAACAACTATAAAGCCAAACGCTAGCATTAATATAGGACGCCAGGAACGTTGTAACCAGTTACCTTGAGCCTCGGCTATTATAACATCGGCTTGCATTCTCTGTAACTCTAACTCTCGTTGTTTAAGCGTTTCAAAGATTTTACGCTTTGCGTCTAGCCTCTCTTCGTCATTGGTAATTAAATCGTCTAGTAAGTCGCTAACACCCTTAAAAACATTGCTACTTAAAAAGTCTAGTATTTTTTTCATTCCCAGCGGATTCTTAGTTGTATAAAGATTAGGTATATATCAATTTCGTAGTAATTAAATTCACCGACTGGGTCAGGCTCGTAATACGAAAACCCTAATACTGGTCCAGTAGTAAAACGTTCCAATATAGTAAAGTCGTACTTATCCATTAATACCTAGTTGAAATATTATCGTATTCTTTTTTAGCGTCAAAGCCTGGACAAGCCTTAGTGCTATAATTGTTGTGGCCGTATATAACACCACCGTAAGCGTCTTTTAGCTGACAAAGTAAGTCGACTAAAGAATCTTTTTGTTTATCATTCCTAGTGTCTTTAGGATTCATTTCAGTATCTAAACCACCAACGTAAGCTATGCCTATAGAGTCCCAGTTATGGCCTTTAGTATGCGCACCAGTACGTTCTAGGGGCCGACCCTCTTCGACCGACCCGTCTAATAAAACTAAAAAATGATAACCTATATCGGACCAGCCTCGCTCTTTAGTATGCCATTGTCTAACTTCTTTTAGACTAACGTCTCTACCTTCAGGCGTAGCGGTACAATGTATTATTATTTTATTGATTTTTCGCATAAACAATTTTCACAGTTAAGGTCCTTAGTTATTTTTAATTTCTCACATATAGAATTATAACTGTCTACAAAGTGACATCGTTCCTGTTCTAAAAAATCTGCTAATTTTCTTAACGCTTTTATCATTTATTCGTTGTTTTCTGCCTCGTCTTCTTTAGGAATAGACTCGTTTAAGATTTTTACAATCTCTTGAGCCTGTGCTAAATAAGCTATAGGCAGTGAGTTAATAACTTGATTTACCTTTTGGATTTGTTCTTTAGTAATTGTCATAATATATATTTTTTAAGTTTGCTTAAATATACAAAATTAATTTATTATTATTCTACTGGCCACCAATTTCCATTTGTACTGACGTTGGATTTATCTCTGCCTCAATTTGTGCATCTAAACCAGCGTATAAAGACGCTACCTCTTCGTCACCCATTGCTGCCTTAGTCCAAGCTTCTACGTCAGCCTCTGTTAAGTCTGCAAAAGGAATAAAAGTTCCTTCTGGTGCTGGGACTGATTGAGTTCCATATACACCAGCATAGTAAAACTCATCTTTTGAGTCTTTTTGGTCAGACGTTGCTAATACAGACCAATGTACGTTATATACTACATCGCTGTTACC